TTTAAAATTTCAAAAGTTAATACCTTCTTGACACTGAGCCAAACATTGTCAATTCTTGTTCGTACTTCTTTGGTTCGCATATCATGTGTATCAGTTCACCTAGTTTTTGCTCCACTTCATCGTATGACATATCATAACGTGATGCCATGGCTTGCACAGCTGGTGCGTAATCATACCATTGTTCTAACGGTAATTCACAATTCATTTGCTCCATAGCGTCCCTGGAACACGGTATGTCTCCAAGCTGGCACAAATAAGACTGTGCCCTCATTTTTAGGTTTTCGTCTGTTGCCTCGTGCACCCCGTTGGTCACTTCATACCTTTCTTTCATCCTCACGAAGTCTGGTGCTAGTCCACCTCTACCCATGAATTTGTATACTATCATTGAACAGAAGTTACCCTGCTCTGTATTGTAGTTTGGTTTTGCTTCCATATTGAATTTTACAGCAAATTCACGCTTTACCCTCTCCGAATTCAGTGGTTCTGAGCATAACATTATGTTATCATCCCCCAATACCACTACTAATTTTACAGAGTGTTTGTTGTCAAGCACCAACTCAGCGTGTACCAACATGTTTATTATTGCATTCCCAAGAGCTGTTGTTGCCTGCCCGGTCAATCTCATCTCATTACCTTGACCCCAATTTTTGCTTGCCTTATAACGCCAGTTTGAATGCATGTTCTTCCATGTTGACATCACATGGTCAGATACGCCTAACATGCTATAAATTTGAAATTCTGCCTCTAACAGTGGTCCATCTGTTTGCCTGTCTTGTTTCGACAAATCATTTTCGAAAAACCCTTCTACTCCTGTCGTTACCCTAAATATACTCGCTAATTCTGATGGTTTCAAACCATCAGAATACACTATTTTTGAGCTTAACAATTTTTTCAATCTAAGTTTTGCTTCGACAAATATTGGACTGAACAGTGCAGCTATGGCATATTCTTGCCACACAATTATTCTTGCCTTCTGCTGCTCCCAGCATAATATGGGGTCATCTTTGAAAAGTGATTCCAACTTCAAGTGAACGTTGACGTCGTTCATCGCACGTCTTGTATCGTTTTCGGCTATTTGCTGTACTAGTTCCTTAAGCCTTTCCGGCTGATTTGGATGGTCCATTAACCATGCTGCTGTACCTTTTGGGTTATAACTCAATGGGTTTTTCCTAAAGTCGTCGCATAAATTACTCCAACCTACTACGAAGAAGGCATCAACCAAATTGCCAACCATGTAATCAATGGGTAAATTCAACTTTCTCAAGTGTAGCTTTGAGTGTAACCTGTATGCTATTGATCTCTGCTCTTCATACACCATTTTAGTGTGCACAGCCCTTGTTATGATTGGGTATTTTGTCATTGTAATTTTCTTCACCACTATTATCCTTTGTGCCTCTTCTCTTGAGTGTATCCTTCCTTCCAATGGTGCGTACATAGTTACCCAGTGAGTCATGTCTGACTGTTCCCAAAAATCTATCACGTGTGAAGGTACTATTTCACTCAATCTTTCTATAGTGTTTAATGTCTCAACTGTTAGTGGGCCAACGTATAGTTCATCTATGTATTCATTATTACCCACATCGTCCGCTAACTGAACGTGATTGTGGTCTAGTATCATGTTTGTTACCATTGCATATACATCATAAATTGGTTCCACTACGGATTGTTCCGCTTTATCATTTAAGCCCCACTTGTTTGAACTCGTTGCACTATAGTTGTTTTGTTGTCTAGCCAATATTGGTTCATTCCCAACTGTGTCAAATTGACTCAAATCAATTGCATCAACTGTTTTACTAACTAGTGTTGTTAACTTTGATGTGCCTGACCGCTCACCCACAGTATCGTAGTATTTCCTCAATTCTTTCATTGACCTTATATCGATCAATAGATTACCACTGCGTCTCTGTATTTTTGATAAACTTCCGCAACGGATTTGGTAGTCTACATTGTCTAATTTAGTTGACAAATCTGTTACCACTATTTTCGTTGTGTTTAACTCGTTTGATATGAATTTGATCTCATCTGGCGTCATGAATTCCTCCAAGTTTGTCAATTCGTAAACCCCATTGCAGTATCTATCCTTCTTAAATATCACTTTATTCGTCTTACTAAGTTCTGTCATAACTGTGGCTATACTTGTATTAAGTTTATTTGAATAATATAGCATACCATTCTCGACGAATTTAATTTCATTTCTCCCTGGGATTAATAACTCTATCTGATCACCATCTAAATTGTGTTCCATAGCATAAAGTATTTGTGTATTGTGTATGCATAGTCTATTCACTGGTTTGTCGTGTGATTGTTCCATTTCACTTTGTTGCAAAGTGTCTAATTTTGGTAACCATGTCACCCTTCTTGCCAGCTTAATTTTGTCAATATCATCATAATTGTGATGTTTCCTGTTGTCATATTCTGCCACGACTAAATCATCCCCTGATTCAGGCCTTCTATCTACACACTTTATCCCTTGTTGCCTGGCCAATCTGTAGCTAACACTGTTCAAAGACGTCAATTCTTTAACTTTATCTTTGACAGTGACTTGTTTTAACTTTAATTTCGTTGCTAAATTTAAACCTGTGTTTATCACCATTAGTACGGTGGCTGGGTTGCCAGGGCATGTTACACTGTTTTCTTGCCTCTCCACAACGCCAAGTCTAACGCCAACGTCTGTTAGACAGTACAATATTTGTCCTATTGGGTAGAAACAACTTAATTTACCTGTGTTTTTAGTTTGCTGACCTACCACCGACACTTCTTTACCGCCCCTGTTCCATCTGTAAGCCAAATTCAAGGAATTTAACGACTTGCTGGTGTTGCGGTTTGTGGCAATTGTATGCTCTATCACATGTTCATCTGTTATTGGCTGAATTGAGCTCACAAACTCGTCATTGTCTAGGCATTTGCTAACCTGTCCTACGTCCACTATTTCACAATCTAATACTCTAGTGGCATGTATTATTGCACCACTCGGTTGTAGCTTTATCACTATAAATCCTCTATTTTCAAAGAAGCCATACCCCATGGCTGAGTCATCAATATTTATTATAATCACATTGACGCCGCAATGTAATG